AGCTCTCCGCTGCAACGCGGCGTAAGTTTATTGTACCGTTGGTAAGTTTACCGTACCGTTGGTAAGTTTACCGTACCGTTGGTAAGTTTACCGTACCGTTGGTAAGTTTACCGTACCGTTGGTAAGTTTACCGTACCGTTGTGCAGTCAACCGTACCGTTGTGCAGTCAACCGTACCGATGAACAGAAACGATTGATTTTGAAAGAAACCGATCGGCTCATTAGAGAGAGGTTCTCTAATCTTTTCTTATCTACTCTACACAAGAGTTTCTTTGAAGAATGGGATGGGATGGGATACCCTACCTGATCTTTTTAGATCTTTTAATATCATGCTAACCTTAGAGTTAACATGAAAAAGAAAGAAAGAATCATCTATTTTTGTCCTCTCCTTTGGAATGGGATGGGATAGAGTTTTATAGATCACTGCGGTCAAAAAAAGGGACGCCGAAGCGTCCCAGTTGAGGCGTGGGTGATTTAGGCTTTTGGCTGATTCTCCACTACCAGTTTGACATATGCTGTACCCCAGTATTTGGACGATGGTGTATATCCGCCGTTCATCAGGGCAAGTAAGCAATTAGGTTTTTTCCGGCTGTGTCCCAGCTTGGCAGCTTTACCGAGCACCAGTTTAAGACTGGTATCGCCATCAATACCTTTTAACATCCAGTCTTGGATACGCTGGCGAACGCCTCCTACTTTGCCACCATATCCAAAAGGCACTGGCTCGGCGCTAGTAAGGTCTACGTTTTCTAGTGGCACGATACGCACATTGCCCTCCTGACCACCAGCGTGTTTTTGGACGAACGCCCAAATGTCGCTGTAATCAAGTATACCATCGGTAAGCCGCAACTCAACCGTGGTCACTGGTGCAACAACGATTTCGGCTGGGGGATTGGGCAGCACCTCGGGCGCGGCTTTTTTCGGGGCAGCTTTTTTCTTGGTGGCCTTTTTCTGGCCTTTGATCTTTTGGGCGTTGATCGCGCCACCGACTGAAAGTGTAGTAGTCATAGTAAGCTCCTTTCTACGAGCATCTGGTCAAAGCGGGTTGCCTTGGCCTATACATTCTTCTACCAGCTACACAGCTCGGGCGCAAGTCTTTTTGTATCTTTTATAATCTTTTTTATTTGACCTTCCTAGATCTTCTTTGATCTTTTTTCTTCCTTCCCGATCTTTAAAGATCAATCAATCATCGTCAATCGTCATCGGCCGACTGATGATGAAAGATGATGAAAGATGATGAAAGATGATGACTGACGATCAATTACGATCTGCACGATCTATCTAATCAAACTCAAAAGACGATAAACGATGATTTAATTTCTCTTTCTTTTATCATGGGACAAGACTATCATATCAATCATTCCCCTCCAATCAGATGGGATCCCTGAACTCCAATCAGGCTCCAACGGTCCCTTATCATCTGTCTGTCCAGCGATTTCTAAGGCTCTCCCACCCCAAAATAAATTTATAGTCCGGCTCGGCGGGTGGGCAACCAAGTTCCAGACGTTGCCATTTTGAGCTGCATACCTTGTCTGCCACGATATTTGATGTGGGCGTAACTGGATGCTCTTTAATGACTTTAACTTATGGATCTTTAATTCTAACCAAAAAGGCTGACTATCAACTATGCCATGCAGGTCAGGAACTCCTGGACTAGACCAAGATTCTATACGAGTCCAAAACACCCCTAAATCTTTAGTGCCAGCTTTGAGTTTACCCCAAAGCTGACTTTCTGGCTTAGTTGCCATTACGATTTACTTTGTCTTGACTTGGCATTTTCTACGCATAAAATATGTCGGTAACTCACCGTGTGCCGAACATCCACTGTGGTTTATTTGCACGACTTCTAGGTTGCCTAAAGCATAAACATCTACAGAGTGTGTATACCCATCAGGAGTAGCAATACGGGCTACCTGACGTTCGCCATATGGGGCTGTTTCTTGATACGGTTTGGGATAAGGGAATAATCCTAACGCCTCATTAGCTGTATCGTTACTTGCGTCTTCTGGATCATAGTAATACCAGTTATCGCCCTGCACATATAACTCGGCTAACGCTTGCAGAGGTTTTGTATTGCGGACGTGCTCAGCTTCATCGGGTTCTGCCTCTGCGCTTGCTTGCCACATCTTAGCATAATTAGCGGCAGTGATCGTAGGTAGATTAAACATATCTGGCCCTTTCTATGGCACTAGGTTTCTGTACCTATAGTATAGCACCCCGACTGTGCGGGGAGCTAGTCTTTTGTTATCAAACTTTTTTGTAGTCGCGCAACACTTGATATATAAAGCTCTGCAATATGCTGCGGACGTAGCCATCACGTGATGCTTTACCTAGCAGCGATGTAGGGAAGTCGGCTTCGTGCATTACCCTCATGCCCATAGGTTCAGATTTTAAAATGACTTCAGATGCTTGCCCGTTTTCAAAGTCATTCAAAACAGCACTGTATGTGACGCCATTGCTAACTGCATCGTGGCGATAAATCTTTACCATTATACACGCTCGCCTTCTGTGATAAATGCCATGCGCTCGGCGCATTGTGAGCACGGTGCTTTGTCTTCGTCGTGCATTGCGTGGGCGTAGTTATTGCCGAGCATTGGCATCCCACAAAGTGTACGACCTGTGCCATCGTACATTGCGAAGTGTTGTTGCCCGAGGCGTTTAGTCCATTCGGTAAATTTGGTAGACATTGAACAGTCCTTTCTATGACTGGTTGCTTCCGTACTTATAGTGTAGCGCAGGATATTTTGCCTGACAAATCTATTGTTCTCCTATTATTTCTGCGTCTTCAACTTCGTTTAGATCTTTTGTGATCTTAAGATTTCCTTCTGATACTGCGGCAAGCGCAGGGAATTCTTCTTGAAGTTTTGTAATCTCCCGCATAACTTCATCGCGGGTCATTTTATCTATGCGCCCATGCAAGATTTCTTTGCGGTCAATATATAGACCAGCGGCTTGGCCTCGGGATTTTTCAGCGGCTACTGCTGCGGGATAGTTTCCGTTGGTGAATGCGGCGTCCCTGATTTTTGCTAGTTCTTTTACGTGACCTTCAAATGAGACTTCGTATTTGCGAGCGTATTCTTGTTTTAATTCACGAATTCTTTCTACGACGTGTGGATAGCGTTGACCATTAAGGAGTTGGGAGGCTATGGCGTGAGCTGATTTCACAGAGTATCCTGCTCTGACTGCGGCTTCGGTTTGCGAGATGTCTTCAGATACGTAGATTTTACAGAATTCTTCTTGTTTCGGAGTGATGTTCTTTTCTGTTCGGGGATTTGCAACGACGTCTAGCTTATTTTTGTGAGTAGCTTTAGCGAGAGGCATCCTTATTTTTTCCTTCTTCTACAGGATGGGATCACTTTGCTATATAGGACCAAAAACGAAAAGGAGTAAGTTTTTTTTCTTTTCCAAAATCGTCGCGCGTACAGAGAAAGTTACTGAATATTTGTTGTGATATCGGAGTCATTGGTCAATAAACCGTGTAACGTGTTGATTACGTTGTATATCGTGATATCGTATATTTTCCGATCTTAAAAACGAATTTCATCCCATTCCGAGTTTGGTCCTATATAGCAAAGTTGATTTTGAATAAAAAAACCCGCACATATTTTTGATATGTGCGGGAGTATACAGGGAAGAAAGTGTACCATGTTAGACAATACGGTGGAACGCAGGTAGATATATAGGAGGAAAAACTTGCCCGTATTGCCTGATTATATGATACTGTTTTTTATTTTGTTTGACTAGTGTTATTTAGTCGTGTACCCGATGGTGTATGCGATTATTGCTACGATTATTGCTATGATACCGAACCCGACAAGTTGTTTAGATACGGACCAGTGAGTTTTGTTTGATTGTTCGGGTTTTAGAGTGAGTGCAAGTTTTTTGGGTTCGGGTGTTTCGGCATAGGTGTCTACCCAGTCATCGGATAACTCAGACTTTTTAGATGGTTTGGGTGTTTTTCGGGTTTTAGATTTTAGTGTTCCCCGTACGATGCTGATGCGTTGATGTACTGCTTTTGGTGTCCTGCCTAGATGTGTAGCAATATCGTTGGGTTTTACATCTGCGTCGAGAAGTTCTAGCAGTACAGTTATATCTGAACCCCTCCATGGTTTACGAGTATTGGGGTAGATTGTTTTATCGCTGATTTGGTTAGTTCTCATGGCGTGATTTCCTTGCTTCTAGTTGAGCTACTGTCCGTTGTTTATTTTGGATTTGTTTTTGTAGATCAGAGTTGGCTTCGGGGTTTTTGTGACAGATACTGGCGAGTGTGAATGCGAGTGCGCCTACTTTACGATCGGCGGTAAATTCTTCTAACCTTATGTTGTTGATGGTTGTTTCAAGGTTAAATTCACGTTCGCATAGGCGCAGATATTCACCTACGGCTGTGCGAGTTTTGCCGTAGCTGGCGCGATCGACGAAGAATGTTTTTGGTGTACTCATTTCACAGTACCGTTTAGTTCTAGGTTTAGATCCATACCTAATTTTTTAGCTCTATTGCTTACAGTTTGATATGTGCCAAGCCCGAGCATATCGGCGATTTGTTGTTTATTATCGCACCGCATTGCGGCTTTCATTAGATATATGCGACTTACTTCGTCTAGTATTTCTTGCAGATTTACTCCTTTGTTAAGATCTTTGTTTAGCAGTTCGTGGCTACGTTTAGACCAGTAATTTATAGTTTGTACTTCGGTTACCAGAAGTTGGGTTAGAGCTTCCCCCACTTTTTTGTGGGGGATGCCGTCTACGGTTATTTCTACTTGCATTAGAATACTACCTGTACGTGGAATTTTGCTTCGGATAATTTATCCTGTATTTTATCATCTAAGTGTTGATCTTCTGCATCGCGATGTGTTTCTATTGCTTCATCTACGTAATCTTCGCTTGCGTAGGAATCAATGTTATCAGTTAGGTCTGATACTTTGGTTTCAAGCTCAGCTATACGAACTTCGTATTGTTCTATTGCTTGAAACAGGCACGCGAACTCATACCCGATGTTTTCAAAGCAAGCGCGTGTTTCTGCCCCGCGATTGGTTTTGGCATCGTATGCGTTTTTTATTTTGGAAATATCAGCATCCAGATTACTACTATAAAGATGATCAGTAACATGTGTGATATCATTCAGAACTTCTTTCTGTTCCATAATTACCCCTTTCTTGGGTTATCGAGCGAGGGTGCATCCCTTGCTTATTTTTAGTTTATAAGCAGATTTATATATAGACTATTCTTTTTTACTCTTTTTTTGCCAGTCTGTTAGTAATTTACTAGATGAATTTTTCTTAGCAGTTCCGCCTACGCCGTATTCGTAATGGATTTCATTACCGTATAGTGATAGGTAGTTTTCAGGGACGTTAGTTTTAATTCTATCGCCACCGTTCATGAATAATAGTTTGACGGAATAAAATTTTTGATTCCATTGTTCATCAATAGTTTTCAATAAGTCGTTTGCTGTATCATCGTCGTCATTAAAGGGCATGACACAAAAGTCGCGTTTGAGTTTTAGGTGTTTGATAATATAGGCGCGTTCATCCCAGCTCATAAATGCTTGACCTTTTTTGCGTATCAGCCAGTTATCGCTGTTTGGCCCGATAATAAGTTGATGACATTTTTTGCTGGCTTCTACGAAGTAATCTATATGCCCTGAGTGTATGGGGTCAAACCCGCCAGTAACGATGCCTATAATAATTCCTGAGTATTGTTCGGGTTCTTGCCAGACTCGCAAAGTCATTTAATATTTTCCTTTACATAAAAATCACCGTTGTCTGCTTCTATAAGAAATTCTTCAGGGATTGGTATTTTTCCATCCATACAAGCGGTGCAGTTTTGTCTTTCTTCTTCGAGCCAACCACCGTTGATAAAATCTATAACGGGTTTATCGTACAGTATAATTTCTGTGCCGTTGCATTCGGTGCAGGTCATTGTCATGCCTTCTTCGTGCGGGATTAGTTGTCTGCGTTGAATGTCTTCTTCTTCACAACTTTCGCCGTATTGAGTTTCTAGTACGACACATGGTTCGTTGTATGGGTTTGATGTTAAATGCCATTGATCTTTTTTTATCAATAAAGTGTCGTGTGGTTTGAGGTAGTTATTTTCTAGGTAATCACCACCTCTGCGCCAGTGTTCTTGAATAGTTACAATTAGATTTCCGCTGATAATGTACCAGTATTCATTGCGATGATGATGTAGTTGATCGCTGAGTTTACTGTGTGGATTTATGGTGAGGGTTTTAACTTTAGTCTTCGTTTTTCCTGCTTGTGATTCGTGAAGAACGCTATAATGCCCCCATTTACGAATGATTCCCATATTGTTTCCTTTTTGTGGTGAGGGGGTTCGCAGCACCCGCCCCCTCTGTCGGGCAACTAGGCGGATAAAGCCTCGCTGCAATCTGGTGTTAATGGTACGTTAGCGTGAAGTGTCATATTTAGCTCATACACTTTTTCTTCGCCGCTGTCAACCTCTATAATATGAAGTTTATTGTGGTCCATGATGTATATTCTGTGTTTCATTTGGTCACAGATCATAGCTGTTTTGCTTTCAACACCTGCGAAAGTATCGTAATCAGGTGAGTCCATGTATCGCCATTGTATTTTGGCGATAAGTTCAAGTAGTCCGTCCATAGTTACCTCCTATATTTCCAAAGAAAAAGTTGTTTGGAATAGTGTGTCGTATTCGTGAGCCTGTAAAAAGTCACGAAAGTTGTTGTCTACAATTTCTTGCCATTGTTCCCATGCGGCAAGAAACTGTGTTGCATCATCTCCTTGCATAAAGAAGTCTTGCCCTGCTTCGTAGTGTTTGACAGTAATACTGTCAAACACACGAGTCATTGAATAACCGCCGATAACCATTAGTGTTCGCTCGGCAGATAAAGCACATTGTTGGCGAAGAAAAACTTCCAAACGCCATCCGGTGCATCGGTAAAATCGATATCGCGTTGCCAAAGGTCATTGCCATTGCCATCACCTGCGGTAATCGTAGCTGACATATCTTTTACATCTAGTGCAATAACCATGAACTCTTCAGTTTCCATTAGGTCTGCTAGTTCTGTTGCTACAATATCTAAAAACCAGTACGCCCCAGCTTTTTCTGCAAAGAACTTTGTACCATCGGTATAAAGTAAATTAGAATTGAAGGGGTGGCGATACCAATGCGCTGTGCCGTCAAACATACGCAGGTCACCACGCAGTTTTTCACTAGCATCTTGCGCTGTGATTTCGGTTTGGTCTGGCATATTGTACTCCTTTCTGTGAGTGTTTTGCCATTTATAGTGTACTATGGGATTTTATTAAGGACTAATCTTATTTGTTCTTTTTGTTTCTCTATGATCTTTTTTTGCTTTTCTAGATCTAACCATTGTTTGTCTATGTCTGATAATGTTGGAAACTCAATTATTTTTTCAGTCATAATTTATCCCGTTTTTGTCTTAAAAAATGGGGATAACGCCGTTATCCCCATAAGTTTTTAGAACAGGTTTTCGTCGTTAAGCGTTAGGTGATACTTACCTGCGACTTTTTGTAGCCTAGGACGTATTATATCGTACCACGGTGTTTCGTGCATTTGATGTTCGTCCCTGAAATCTTCAGCTACATCGTCATGAGCGCACTGCAAATCTGTAAAAAAGTTCATTTGTTCTGTTGAAAGAACTTCTTGTTCAAGTGTTCGTGCTACAGCTCTTTGCACTGAGTGGGCAGTGGCGAGTCCTTTGCCTTCCGTTTTTTCGTCATAGTCTTCATCAGAAATAAAAGCACCGACCATGCACCTGTTTTCACCATTGCGGTACAGACACCCTGTTTTATCTACGCAGGGTTCTCCCATTTGTAGAGCGTGATTTACAGCACGGTCAAAAATTTCTTGCAAAGGAGTCATGCTGTTTTCCTTTTCTTGGCTTGTGCAAGAATCGCACGTTTTGCTGCTCTATTAATAGGTTTCCAGTCTGTAGTGTCTTTTTTGCGGGAGGCATTACTTTTAGTCATACCTGGATGCCCACCTTGAATTCTCACTAATTTACTCATGAAACTTTCTCCTTTCATGCTTGGTTGCCATGACCCATATTAACCTATTATAATGTGCGACGCATGTCTTATTTGTTCAAAAGATTATTTTGGACGGATAAGTTACCAACTAAAAGTGACATGATTTTGCGCCTACTTGTTAGATCTTTTTTTATTACTTTGGATCTTTTCTTATTCTGAATTTTTCCCAATCTCTCTTTCTCGTTGTCCACCGAGCAGATAAAATCATTTCACACTCCTCACAAGCGATTCGTTTGATTGGTTCATTTAAGAGAACGAACGAATGCGATCCACAGGTCGGACAACTCAAAACATCTACATATTCTTTTACAACAGAAATATTTCTCTCTTTATCATGGGATGATTTTTCTTTCTTTACGAATGGGAGGACATTATCGGTTGCATGAATGGTGGAATTGGGCGGTTTTTCCATTTACAGAGCCTTGCTTTTTCGTGGATGTAATATTGTTGATAAGCGATTAGTGGGTCGTTGGTTTTGTATTGCTCAGGCATTGCCTGAGCAGGAGCAGTTGCCCCTCGTGCAGTTAAATTTATAGGGGGACAGCGCAAAATTGAAAGAATTCTTTCGCAGCCATGAACTTTGTTATACCTGAACGTGTACTCAGCACATAGTGCTTTACCTAGAGACCACAACCACCGATAATTTTCAACAGTTTGCCCTGCCCATAGAGTGCAGGGATGTTTTTGATGTACTGGTAAGTATGGTCCGTCGCTGCTGTACCGATGATGTGTGGTGCTGAGCATTTGTGCGGTTTCTAATGGCATTTTGACAACGTGTTTGTCGCAATGATACTGAGCGCAAACATCATGCGCCCAGTCAAGTATAAAAATATTCATAGGTGTTGTGAGTCTTCCATGCCCCCATATGCAGATGGTATAACAGTATTAGTATGATCACAGCCTAAGTAATCATTTTCGTAGTTTATTTCGCAAGCAACAACGCACCAGTTAGGGTCTGCGTGGACAGTGCTATCATTAGTAATAGCATCTTTTACTAATTGCAGGTTATTATCTACAGCTTTATGCGAAAGTATTGTGCCGTCTTTACAAACCCAGTATTTAGGATAGCCCCCTACATCAGTAAGACTACCGCCTTCTAGCGAAGTAGCTAAGTCAGTTAGTGAATTTATTAGCATGATAGTTCCCTTTCTATAGAACAATATTAGTGTAGCATACACATAGGTACAGACTATTCTTTTTTGCTCTAATTTATCAGGTCATCATTTCGCTGTGTTGGTGTTTTAACCCTCTGGTCCACGGCTTTTCGGTAAAGGTTTGTTTTGCTTCACCCCAATTTGGTCCAAACTCTGCATCTACTACTGAGGGAACTTCTAAATCAACACAGTTTTCCATAATTTCTGCGATGCGTTTACCTTGTGCTTCGTTTTCTACCGAAAGGTCTAACTCATCATGCACTTGCAACATGGGTAAGATACCCTCTTCGTACAACGCGACCATAGCGGCTTTAGTTTGATCTGCCGCACTACCTTGGATTAATTTATTTAAGGCTTTGTAAGTGAAAGCTCGTTTGATAGCAGGGCCGTGTTCGGCGTGAGCTTCTTGATGAGTCATAGGTTTCCAACTGCCATATCGTGTTGGTTCCCATTTATCGAATCTACACCTACGGCCTAAAACTGTACGAATCACACCCCGTTTGCTTGCACGATTAATGGCATACTCACTTAGCTGACGTACGAAAGGTACTTTATCGTGATACCTACTGAAGAGTTCTTTAGCATCTTCAAATTCTAAACCAAGACTAGCGGCTAATTTTTTAGAACCCATGCCATAAAACAATCCTAAGTTGATATCTTTAGCTTGTTTGCGTGGGACACCTACAACATCTGCCGCCATTTGGTGGAAATCAGTACGAGCATCTTCATTATATTGAGCGGCGAAGTCTGCTGCTCCTTTGAATCCCATAAGTTTAGCATAATGCACAACTATACGTGGTTCTTGGCTAGAGTAATCGAACGCACCCCAAACAGTTCCTTGTTCGGGGATAAATAAGCTGCGTATAAGCGGCCCTATGACGGGGTCTCGAGCGGGTATCTGCTGTAGGTTAGGGTTACTACAGCTAAACCGCCCTGTGACTGTCCCACCTTGGTCTGAACGCAGTGGGTGAAGCTCTGCATGTATGCGCCCCTTAACTTGGTGTTTAAGTATCGAATCTACAAAAGTGCTGCGAGCTTTTTGTAACTCCCGCGCTTCTACAATCATTTGTGCCACTTCATGCGGGTGATGTTTTAAAAAGCCTTTCGTAAAACTCGGCGCACCTGTATTTTCAGTACGACTGTAAGTTAATT